ATACATCTATTTCTCCATTTGGTTGGGTATTGTACATCCAATTATGGATTTTAGCATCCATATTACAACGTTCGTATTTTTGTTGGATTACATCAAGGAGGGGGACTTTTGTAGCCAACGACCTATCTATTAAAGGAAGATTTGTTGGGTCTAAAATTAAATCTTTTAGTTCATATCTAACCCTTCCCACGGTAAGAGCCATCATAGTTTCATCATCGGGGTTTTGGACGAAGGAAACTTTGATGAGGGGTGGGCAAAGTCCTATCATTCCAGCGTCGTAGTGAAATTTTACTTCATCTATGTTTAATTCGGTGAGTTTTGTAATTGTATCGAGGTTTCCCCAAACTTTTCCATAGCATCCTTCTCCAATAACGCATCCTGAAAAGGAGTCGAGAGGTTCTATGGAAAATGGGATACCCAAATTAGTTGTAAGTTCTTTGATTTCCTTTAATTGTTTCTTTTCGAAATTTGTCATTATTTGTCCCCATCCAAAGTCTCTCATGATTCCCTAATAAAGGGGAATATTTTTTTACAGGCAAAAAGTTGTTATGGTCAACTTAAGGTCCACCGGACAACTCATGTTTACCATAAGCGTATTTGCTTTGCAAATCGCTAAGCGCCTACGGACGCTTTAACATATTTGGATCAAATTGTTAGCCCGCGAAGCGAACTTATTTACTTTATTTTTCCAAACCCTTGATCAAATAAAGTTCTATTTGTAGGGGGTTTTCCCTTTCTTTCCCTTTTAGTTTTTTTTATCGGGGAAGTAACACCTGAAGGATATGTTTTTTCAGTGGCTTTCCCTTCTTTTTTAATTATTGTTTTCATATCAGGAGAAATTTGTCTTTGGCTTTTTTCCCATCTCCGTTGTGTTTCAATTATTCTTTCGTTATTTTCGTATGTAAATAAATCAAATCCGTGGGTTAAGTCTTCAAGGGCTAATTGTAAATTCTTCTCCCCCCCACCTGAAGTTCTTATGTATTTTCTCCTCGTTTCGTCATCTATAATTTTATCCATAATCCGGGTTAATCCTTCAGAAATCTGCTGTAGAGTTAACCCCCCTGATCTAAATTTCAGTAACTCGTTGTACCATTCACCTATTAAATTGATATTAGGGAATATTTGGTTGAGTAAAACATCTAAAGAACATTCTTCCCTACTTTCCCAATCATGCACCAAATCATTAAAAAATTCAATTAAACGAAGGGGATATTCTGCGTGATTACGGTCCAACCCATTAAGTAATTTAATTCTATCACTCACATTAGAATTATTAAACCAAGGGTTATTCCTTGTAATAATATTTTCACCTCTACCGAGGCATCTTGTATTTTTATTACATATATACTTTAAATAATCAAAATTAAACCGTCTTACTATGGACCTACCCACGCACACTATTTTACACAATAATAATTCCTTAGGGGGTATGTTGTCGATATCCCCCGTGACTTGGCCTGAGCAGCATTTTAGGTGTTTTAGGCCTTTATAAACCCCTTGTTGTTGTTGTGATGGTACTAATTGTTCATTTAAAATATCTACATCTCGACCACATACATTTATACTTTTTAGTATTTTTTCTGACATTTATTCTCTCTCACAATTAATTTAAACGAACATTTTATTTTTGTTGTGTTTTAATTTCTCTTGTAAGTTGTCTTATAGCTTTGAGGGTGTTAGAGGGATTCCTAACTTCAATATCTAGATAACCGACGATGTGACCATTTTTAACAATTTTCACAAAAGGCTCACCCTTAGAAGTACAAATCCTAGCAACAACTCCACCAACACGGGAGCTAGAAACAGGTATAATTTTTCTAACAACATCTTCAATAAGGGGGAAAACCTTCTGAGGGAGAGTCATTTTCTCTAAGATAAACAACGAAGAGCATATTTACATTTAAATATATATCTTTAAAACATTCACATTGTCGACGGTGGGGTTCGAACCCACGCGTGTTTCCACAGAGCATAACATAGGCGGTATAAGACCAACCTCTTAAGTGCTCCCCCTTAGACCACTCGGGCACGTCGACATTGTGGATATTTTTTCGGTTTGGACCGGAATCGAACCGGCGACCCTTCGGTTAACAGCCGAATGCTCTAACCGACTGAGCTACCAAACCTTGGGGGTATCCTCCCCAAATACTATTATGGTGATTTCTTTAAGTAATTTTCATTTTAACAATATGTACGACTCCATAAAGATTCTTGTTGTTGTTTTATTTCTTCTTCTGTGGGGGGTTTGAGGTATCCTTGGGTTTCTCTCTTGATGTCTTCTTGTACACAGGCGGATGGCCAATAGATTTCAATGGCGTGGGTGTCTGTAAGGGCTTCAAATTGATGGTGTTCCCCTGGTGGAATTTGTGTCCATTCACCTTGTGTTAGTACGGTTGAGTCACCTCCGGCGGCCTGAGTGTCCCATCTATTTATTTTTAGAGAGCCGGAGATGATGTAGAATCCATTCCATCTATGGTTGTGTAGATGTTTGGAGCACACTCCTCCTTTGCGTATTTTTAGTACATGGAAACTGCAGAAGGGGTTATCAAGAAATTTCTGTGTTAGCCCCCAAACTTTCCCTTCTGTTGACATTGTCATTATCTATTAACACATCACTTTTTATTAATGAATTGTCGGTTAACTTTAAATCTATTAATTGTAATTTTTTAGACAAATCTTTTGCAATTATATGTACAGGGCAAAGTGTATTGTAAACAGATTTATAAAAAAAACATATGCCAGAAAAAACTGTAATTGGTTGTAAATGTTCGGTATGCTGTGGTGTCATATTTATTCCAACATAAAATAATTGTCCTCCATGTTGTTTATTAAATAAATAAGATAAATATTTATTTACAGAATTCATTCTATCAGAGGGGTAACCAGGGGTTAATGATATAAGCTCAATATTTCTGTTAATAACATTTACACTTAAAAACAAGCTGTATACTGGGTTTTCGAACCCAGTGTTTGTACAAACATTCAATTCAATGGGAACAATTATAGTATCATTTGCACCTAAATTTAAATTAACTTTTTCATAAAATCCTTCTGTAATTGTTTCATATGAAGAAAAACTACTACAATTTATGTAACCCGTGTTGTAAACAGTGAGTAATAAAGGTAATGGCCCCATAAAACATGTTCTATATTTATACGAATTATAGTTAAGATATTTAATAAACAAAATAGTTAATTTGTTGTGATTAATGTCATGAAAAATAGATTTAGAACTTATATTATGCATCTTGGTCTTCTATAGACCACATATAAATACAATACGGTTATCTTTAAATATATTTTTTTTCGTGTAGTTGTATTGTATTTTAGTATTTTTTGTTCTTAAATTATGTTGATCGCTCATCCTATAATAAGAGGAATCAACACGATTTATACCGATGGAGGGGCTCGAACCCTCGACCATCAGGTTAAAAGCCTGACGCTCTACCGACTGAGCTACACCGGCAAAAGGTCCTGCTGGGATTCGAACCCAGGTTGCGTGATTCAAAGTCACGAGTCATCACCACTAGACCACAGGACCAATTAATAAGTCTAGTATTTCTTTAAGTAAATTAATTTTATGATTTATTATATTTTTTTTCTTATTCTTGATCTTAGTTTTTCTGAACCTTTTTTTGATAGGTATTGTGCTGCTCCAAGGGCTCCTCCAAGGATGGTTCCTATGGTAACTCCTTGGAATTCATAGTCTTTGATTGGTTGGGGTTCAAATTCTGTTGGGAGGGATGATGGATCTATCCCGAGGTTTCTAAGGGCCTCCATATACAGTAGTTCCTCCCCACCTTTTTTCAAACCATATATTATCTGTTGCTGACGATTCATATTTCTAACCTTCTTTAAATCATCCTCAATGTATTTTGTCTGTGTAACATACCATTCCTTTGTCTGGGGGCACTTCCAACGATTCTTTTCATAACTATCACCTGCACACGTACCACCAGTGTGTCTCAATAAACGTTCTAAACCTTCTTCTGTTCCAACGTATGCTTCGTACCCAGCAAAACCTAAAATAGCCCCAGGAATAAATCCAGATAGAATACTTGATTTTAAAGTTTGAGAATTTTGCTTGACTATTGTTTTAACCCTGTTGTCTAAAAGCATAGTTTCTCTTTTAGCCTGTGCCATTAAAAAATTGGCTTTTTTAAGGTTTGCATCTGCTTTTCTGGGATTATAGGGACGAAGTCTTTTTGCATCCTGTCGTAATTTTCTAGATTTAAATACGGCTGTCCTTGTAATTTTATCCTTCTCCCTCGCAAGTTCTCCCAGGGTATATTTTCTATAATACACAGGGGATTTACTATGTCTTCCTCTCTTGTATATGAATGAAGCCTTCTTCATAATTCTATCCTGCGCTTTCTGGACTTTATCATCAATTTTTTTTGATGTCTGGGTATATACCTTTTTTCGTTTCTGTTTATCGGGAACAATTTTTTTAATAACTTTTTTAATATCTCTCTTGGTTTTTTGTTTTTTAAGAACTCCTACGGCTTTATATGCTGTTGGAGTTAGAACCAACCCAAAATTATTATCACTCATTGTTCTAGTATATTCAAACATTTTTTTTATCGTATAAAATAAACATTCTGTCGTTCATTCCTTTTTTTGTGGGAATAAACCCTGCTCCAATTATTCTGTCATTTTTAAAAATATCAATTACTTGTTGAGCCCCCCAACTTTTCCATACTTCTCTCTTGGTTAACCATTCTGTTGTATTATCAATTAAAATAAATAACCTTCCCGAGTGTTCAGATAAAGCCTTAAGTTGATTTTCTAATATTGTGGGCTCCGTAGTTCCAATAAAAATAAACACATCATCATTTATATGAGAACGAATAACATCTTTTAAAATATTTCCATTATATTCATCCCGCCAGACATGAATATCAGTTCTTTCAGAATACTCTTTTTTAGTATTATTCCAAATACTCTCATCATTAGTACAAACGTATTCTTTTAGATCAAAAACATCTTTAATTTCGCTATCAGTTTCATTATTCTTATAACAAGTATCAATGAAAATTTTACTAAAATTAAATTCATCCCAACCAGCCGGAGTAGATTCAAGAACCCAACGAGCATATATACCTGTGAGCTTCATATTTGTCTATTACTGTTGTATTATATACATATATATATCTATTAAAACCATACATTTCAGACGAAGTAAACTTCGCTGAGAAGGGTTTTTTATAAAGTGGGAGCTACCACTATCAAAACTCCCATTGGATCGTGCGGGGCTTGAACCCGCGACCTCGGCGTTGCATACAAGGAATTGACTCCTCTTGAGTATAACCTATTGTTATAAGCACCGCGCTCTAACCAACTGAGCTAACGATCCAATTAGTATTATGAATGTTTCTTTAAGTAATTTTCATTTATGAAAATTCTTATGCCCGTGCATAGCACGATGCGTTAAGTAATTTTACATAGTAATTTTCATTTAATTTTACCCCATCCTTGGTCTCTTTGTCTTTTGCGTGATGGGGTATTTTGTTCTTTGATGTAGTTATCTAGGTCTTCTTCGTACTGCCAATCGTATCTATTTTTTTTTGTGGGAATTTTAGTTCCCCTTTCTCTCTCCATAAGCCCCTTTGGTGTAATGGGGGGAGAACATAATTGTATTCCATGTGTCCAAGCCCTCCAACCCCATGTATAACACATAGTACTAACATTGCCAATTTCTTCATTGTATTCATCGGGAGATTCTATAATAGAAGTTAATCTAATTTTAGATTCTCCGGGGTCGTCTCCCTTGCTCACTAAAATTCCCTCAACCCTTCTCACATAGTCTATTTCTTTTTGACTATCTGGCCATTCATCTACAGTAACACGTTCTCCTTCTCGTAAGTCTTCAAAATTTATACTGTTACAACTTAAACCGTCTTCTTCAAATCCTCCAAAATTATTCATTTAAACTTTTTTATTTATTATAAATATTATAAATATCCCAAAAAATTAAAAGTACAGCTAATAATCTATGTGGTATACCAGTGCTTTCTGTAATTCTAAAAATTAAATCACGATGTCTTGATTTACCCTTTATTTCACATAAATCGTTATATTTTTTTGTCCACAAACAAGTTCCATAATATAACCAACTACATAGTATAGCTACAGTCACAATCAAATGAAAAGTATAATCTTTAAATCCTATAAATGGAGCAAAAAATAACCAAATACTAAAAAAATGGTGAAATAATGAAAGTGTTAATGTTTCGTAGGTAACTTTTTTACAATTTGTTGTTAATTGATCTTGTACGAAAGAAAAAATAGTCAATTTTAATAATAAATCCCAATTCATATGTTTATTAATATTAACTATTTTTTTTTAACCTTATTTTTAATCTTCTTCCCCACCCCTCATAGATAATTTAATGAGAAGAATAAATACTAGAGTATGAATAAGAACACCAGCCATAGTAGGACATCCACCAATAGCTGTTACAATATTAAATTTGGATAAAATTCTGTTTGTAAACTGGTATGTTCCTTTTTTATTGAGAATTAAAAAAATAAGTCCTGAAAAAATACTTATGCACCATTCTTTTGTTTCTGAAATTTGTCCCATTTTTATTATTTATAATCATATAAAATATTTTATTTTTATATTTTAAATGTATAAATTACTAAGACTAGCACCTGAAATAAAAATCCCCCTCGGTATTTTTGTAAGTGGACTTATTTTATTAATTTTTTTAAAAATTATATCTAGACCTAAACAAATTGTAGTGTACACGATGCCAGAAGAGTATGAATACTATTGGTAATAAAGGTTTTATTCAGCTACTAAATAAAAATCATATTTAGGAGGTATTCTCATTGGTCTAATTGAAATCCAAGGTTTTTTTGCAATTCTTTCAATTCTTTTATATTGTTCTCTTGATAACGTAGTAGCTAATTTTGAATTGTTTCCTTTTCCTATAAACCCTTTTAAATAATTATATGTCCTTTTTAATGATTGGTTTTTATTAATTTTATTAATTTCATTATTTAAACTTTTAACATTAGCATTATATCCATTTAAACGACTTTGACGAATTAATTCTAAATTTACATAATGTTCAATAACAGGATTGTTTTTTTGCAATTCTTTTTCCATAGCTTTACTTATTGTTTCTATGTCTTTATAAACTCTTTTAGCTTCTTCTTTGTTTTTTACAATTTTGCTATCAATGTAAAGTGCCTCTGAAAGTCTTTTATTAAACAAATTATTCATGCCTAATTTTGCTCTATTTTTTATAACTGATCTAAAACTTCCAAAATTAGAAGTGTATTTTTTAGGTATTTTAAGAGGTTTTACTTTAAGACCATCTTTTGCAAGTTTAACTATTTTTTTAAATTTTGGATTATTACTATATTGTATTTTTGTAGTAAAATTAGGTTCTCTAATTGCTCCATAAAGATAATCATAAACTCTTCTAGGTTTACTTCTTATATTATAAAATTTTAAACGTCTATTCAATTTCTTAACGAGAGAATTAAAATCATCCAACTCCTTTGTTCTAATTTTATTAATATCATCATAAATCAATTTATCATTTTTTTTAGATTGCATTATTTTAGACCACTCTTCAATACTTTTATAAGCCTTTTTAGCCTCAGGTTTATAAAGTTGTTCTCTTATTTGTTTAATCTCAAAACCTTTAGGTAAACTCATAACATCTCTATATAATTTCCCAGAACGATGACGTTTTACAATAGGATACACTAAATTTTTTATTTTTCTCTTAAATCCAAATAAACTATCTCTCTGGATTTTTTTCCATTCTTGTTTATATTTTCTAAGGCTAGACTTTAATTTATTTCTTTGTCTGAATAAGTTGTCTGCCCTAGTTATTAAATGTTCTCCTTTAAGAACTAAAGAAAAATCACGACGTTTCATTCCCATACTCTTTAATTTTTTCCCCCTATTCCTCATAGCGAGAGTGGTTTTTTTTATATTGTCCAATAAAACATCATTTGGTAAAGATTTCCATTTATTAGGAAGCTGCTGTCTTTTTATAAACAAATTTATATCTTGACCAACATCTTTAATATTTGAAACATTTGACATAGGATCATGAGTATATAAACGCCGAAAAACCCTATCTTCTAAACGAAGAGGGCCTGTAATATCTCTAACTTTAGAACTAGGAACGCGTCTTCCAACAGCCTTTACAATGTCTTTAAGTTCACGTCTAAAATCAACAGATTTTCTAACCATGTTATTATTTTATTACAAGATTAAAATTAGTGCAATTTATTAAATACTCATATTTTATTTTTAGAAGCCTTCAGGAAGACTTATAAAAATAAAAACGTCTCTGACGGGGTTCGAACCCGCGACCTTGGGATTAGAAGTCCCACGCTCTATCCAGCTGAGCTACAGAGACAATAGTATTATTGTTATTATCTTTAAGTAATTTCATAAAATAAAATTCTTAGTATTTACTGGAAAATAGATGTTTTGGGGAAATAATGATTTATTTTTTGAATTGTTCGAGATAGTTTTGTTTTAAGTTCAGGACTTGGCATTCTTGCCCATACTTTATCTGGGGTAATTCGTTTCTGACGTAGAACCTCAACTGCATTTTCGTTGTCCATGCGGACAGGGAAAATTATTTCAGAGTGAGATTTCCATGTCTCATTGAAATCGAGCCAGTCTCTCTCATTTGACCATGAAGATATAATGTAATATTTGTGAGAATGAGAATAACCATAGCCAGTACTCGTAATGGTCGAACAAATTACGTGTGGTGTCTGTGTAAATATAAAGAAAATTGATGGGTTATTAGAAGTTAAACTAGGTTCTTTAATAAAAGTTTTATTAAAATACCAATGATTTTTATCATTTAAATCAACCCTAGGTACGATTTTACCACCACTAATAGTTTCCCAAAAATTATACTCATCGGGGTTAATAGCCCAATACCGTCCGTCTTTAACAACAGTTGGCTCTGGTTCTGGTTCTGGTTCTGGTTCTGGTTCTGGTTCTGGTTCTGGTTCGGGCTCTGGCTCTGGTTCTGGTTCGGGTTCTGGTTCGGGTTCTGGTTCGGGTTCTGGTTCGGGTTCTGGCTCT